CAACTGCTGTTTGAGTAGAGCCATCTCGGTCTCGACCGCGACGGCGCGCGACTTCCAATCCTGACGGCGGGCGCGTTCCTTCTCATACGCCGACCTGGGGACAATCGCCTCGTTCGGACTGGGGTCTCCTGGTTCGCCGTCGTCGTCCGGCTCCGGGGCGGCCTTGTCGGCGGGCGGCTTGTTCTTGTTGCCGCTACCTCCACTGTCCGGCGCGGCCTCTGGCGGCGCCTTGGACTCTTGCGGCGCGGGCGTGTCGGTAGCCTCTGGCTGGGCGCCACTGCTTAGGAAGGCGTCGAGTTGGGATGGTGTCTCAGACATCAGGCCGCCCGATCTCGATCAAGGGCGACGGCACATCCGCGCGTTCGGGCCAATACGGGAACGTGATCGCGGCACGCGGCTGAGCCGCGTCGAGGTTGTACGCCAGCTTCCCTTCGTGAAAACGCGGGTCCTTGAACACGGAACTGCATCTGATGTTCTGAAGCGTCCCGCCGCCATGATCGAACCATTCATCATCCGCGCCGGTCAGGGGCGACAACGGCTTGCCCGCGATCAAACGTTGCAGAATGGGCGCGACCGCGTGAACCGCGCCACCGCTGTCCCACTGGTCAAAGAACGTCTCAAGAATGCCGATCATAACGGCGGTATCCTCGTCATCGAAGTTGATCAGTTTCAGTTCGTGCTTTGCTTGCTCGATAATTGACATCACGCGCCTCCCGGCTGTTCAGGCGGCGCCAGCGCGTTGTGGCGCGCGATCAGAATGTTGTTGACCCGCTCCACCGCCGATTGCCGCAGATCGCCCGCGCGCGCCTCGTCCGCCGCTGCCTTGGCGTGCCTGCCTCTGACATCAGCGATACCGAGCGCGGCCTGAATCTCCGGCGGCACGACCGTCCCCGGTTCGCTCGGCGGGTCGGGCGGCGCGTTGAACATGTCGTTGAACCCACCATGCACGTCCGCGATGTGATGCACCGTCGAGTGCTGCCGTTCCTTGGCCAGCGCGAAGTCGGCCGCCGCCTTGGCCCGCGTTGCCGCGGTGTCGGCCTCGGCCTTGTCCTCGGCCATTTTCTGGACTTTCTGCTGCGTCTGCGCCTGCGCCTCCTGACGGTCTTTCAACATCTTCAACAAGTCTTCCTTGTTTCTGAAATTCGAAGCGGCAATCAACATTTCCGGCGGAATCAGGCCCGGTTGCGTGCCCGCCAGTTGCAGCAAATTTTGGAACTGCTCGGCCTGTATGCTCGGAACGTCAATTCCTTCCTCGATCGTAATGTCGACATCCATATCGGTAATATCGTTCTCAACCCGTATTACTTGCTGTAAGCGCGGATCACCCGGCCCGAGTTGCATCGCCTGCATCGCCTGGGCGCGTTGCTCGTCCGGCAGCGCCGCCAGTTCATCCATGAGCCGCACCGGCTGGTTGATGCCAACCCAGCGCGTCGAATTGAGGTCGTCCGTCACCCGCACCCACCGGCCCGCCGTCCAGTATTGACGCGCGGCCATCCAGGCAATCGACAGCAGATCACGATTCCACATCCGCAGCGTGTCCGCGATCGGCTCGTGCGCCGCCGCGCCGCCCGCCTGCTGTGCCAAGATCGCACGGCCGCTCAACTCGCGCGGGTCGGTGCCGCTCATCGAGGCGTTCGGCCCTGACGCCTGCATCTCGGCGGTGGCGTGCTGGAGTAACTGAAACTGGCCGACAGCCAGGTCATTGCCTCTGTCGATCTCGAATTTCATGCCTGGATTGACAACGATCACGCCGTCAGGCCGCGCCACCTCACGCCGCGCCTTGTCTATGTCCGCGACCGCTCCGTCTTCCGTCACCACCTGGGCGACAGACAACAGATGCAGTGCTTTACTGCGACGCTTGTTGACCTCATCTTGCATACTGATCAGGTCACGAACCATTCCGTAACGATTATTCTCTCGGTCAATGTGCGCGCTGGTCATGCGAAGGCCGCAGGCCGACTTGCCCTTGGCGTCGAGAAATGGGGACTTCGTGGGTTCTGCCAGGAAACCGACGCGGGTGTAGGTCGAGACCCACCACTCGTTCCGCTCCTGCCAATGGCATTGCACGACGCGGATGCGCTCACGCTTACTGTCGCACCACACGATCTCATGCGGCCGATCGGTGTAGCTTCCGGTCTGCGTCTGGAACGTATCGGAGATCAGGTCTTCCGCGTCGGGCCACATCTCGGATGCCTGATCGCGGTCCATCCATATCACGATGCCGCGATGGCGCGCGTCGCTAAAGTCCAGCCGGCGCGAATGCGGGTCCCACCACAGCCGATCGAACGGCACTTGCTCGAACGTGATATCCGCACCACCCTTGCCGTCGTCTACCAGCACGATCTCGGCCCCGCCGACGCCCTCGACCATGAGGTTTTCGTAAACGTCGGATCTGATCAACGGCAGGTTGTTGTCATCGCTCATGTAACGAAGCGCCTGCGTCGCCGCGTCCGCCTTGTCCTCGTCAACCGGATTGCGCGCGAATGCTTTGGGGTCGGTTCTCGACTTGCGTTCGAGGCCGCACATAAGTTCCACTTTGCGGCTGACGTAGTTGATCGTGACCTCGGGCTGGCCCCTCAGCTTCAGCGCCTCTTTCTCGGCGGATGACCACTGGTATCCGTCTTTGTAATCCCTGTCCCTCTGCGACCATTTTCTGCCATCATCGGTCGCGCGCTCGCTGTCCTCGAACCACTGGACCATCCGCGCGTGCAAATCATCGAGATCGCGCGGGTAACGATCCCCCGCGATGCCCGGACCACCTTTCGGGCGCGACGCCTCGGCGGCCTCGGGGTCCATCGGCGGGTCGGGATAGAGGGACTGGGACACTACCGCACTCCCTTGCAATCATAATAAAGCACGGCCCCGTGCATGTCGGCGGACGAGGTGATGACACTAACCAGCGCGGTGTTCGTGAACGCGGCCAACGAGAACGCGGCCACGCCAGCCGAGCCGTTCGCCACCGCGCATGTCGCGTAGTTGCCGGGGATCGGGAACGGCAGCGTAATCGTGCAACTGGTGGTCGGCGTGGTTGAACCAACCGTGATGTAGCCGCTGGTCGCGCCGGTCATGGACGCACCCGTGCCGCACGCTGAAACAACCGCCAACGCTGGTTTGTCCCAGAAATTGTCGCCGTAAAAGATGCCATTAGCCGCGCTGATCGCGACGGATTTAACACCGGATGTTTCAAACGATGTGTTGTTCTTAATGCTTGCCCCGGTCGGCGCGACGACATCCAATGCCTTCTCGAAACGGACAAACAGATTGTCTTCAATGGTCATCGCCAGACCAGCCGCCGTGCTACGGATGCCATGCACCTTGACATCACCAGACCGGCCCACCGCGCGCATACCACGGACGTTGAGTTCAGCCCCCGATGTCATGTTGACGAGGTAATAATCTCCTCCATCAGCGGCGCTGCCGACGCTATCGACCTGAACGTCACTGATATAGAACGGCCCCGCGCCGACGATGAAACTGCCGCGACCGCCGCCGCTGACGAAGTTTCTTAACACCAACCCATTATTGCCGACATTGAAGCACGGCGCGTTGCCGGTGAGCGCGCCGCCGGGAGTAACAACGGTGCCGCACGCGGTCATCGAGCCGCTGAATATAACGCTGCCAAACGACAGCACACCGCCGGTCGCCACCTCCAGTAACGTGCCCACGCCATCCCAACCGGCGTCGAAGCGTGATCCGACAAGATTGGCGCCGCTATCAACACGCACGCCGTAGCGCAGACCATACGACTGACCGTTCGACATCGTGACCGACACGATGCCATTGCCAGCGCCGTTATTGGCCACACGCAGCAACGTGTTGTTGGCGGTCGCCGTCGCGATCGCCGTCATGCAGGCTGGTGCGGAATTGCAATAGCGTTGCCACGCCCCAGGCACATGCCGGTTGCCGGTCAGCACGATACCGTCAGGCGTGCTGCTCAACCGAATGATGTCATGCACCGCGAACATGCTGTTGTTGGCGATGTAGCCATCGCCCCATCCGGTGCCGGGAGTTTGCGCGATGCCATCATAGGCGTTGATGATGTTATTGTTCGTGAAACGAAAGAACAGACATCCCATCCCGCCGCCGCCATCCGAGATCGTCGGCGGATAGACCACCGCTCCCGTGGTCTGGTTCGGATAGTAGAAGTTGAACCCCTCCATCGACCAGCCATCGGCGCAGACAAATGGCTTAACCGTGGTGCTGGTGAGGAAGAACGTCGTCCCGGCGTTGACACCAGGCACGCCGCCAAATGGCGCGTTGGCTCCAACCCATCCACAATTACGCAAGGAGATACTGGCCGCGCCGGTCAACAGGATCTTACCCGGCGGCAGGATCAACTTGCCGCCCTTGGCGATGCACGCGTCAGCCGCCGCTTTCAGCGCGAGGTCATCGGATGTCACACCGTCCGCTTTGACTCCAAACGCGGTGGCATACATCACCGAGCCGGATGTCTCCGTCATCATCGGGTTGCCGCATGTCGATGGGTCGCCGGGACACGCGGCGT